TTTTATTATGACCTTTCATGTGAACCATCTTAGGTCGAAGTATTGAACTATTAAACGGATGTTTGTTTGTTGTAGCACCCTCATTCAAATTAAAAAATAAGTTTTTATTTTTATGTTGTATTCTTAAAGTAGTAAAAATAAAACTATCGTGTGTTTCACGTAGTTCTTTTAATTTTAACGTAGTGTACATATCTTCAAAGTCTTTTAAAAATTGTTTTACTTGTATATTATCTAAATCATACAACATAAAACCACATTCATCATAGACACTAGGTCGTCCTAAATAACTGATCCCGTATCCATCTGGTTGTAAACTATTTAAGAAATTATAGTCCATAGGACTATGTATCATGGCGTCTGCATCTAACCATATTAGTTTGCCTGTTCCTTCTGCCATTTTAAAAATAGGAAAAGTTTTGTGTGCAAATTTAGTTGCCTGCCATTTAAATTTAAATTTTTCTTTGGCCATTACTTCGCCATTTAAAAACGGATCTGTATCACCTGCTTTTTTAAATTCTACTAATTTTGGACAGGATTCATAAATGTTATGCCATATAACTCGATCAGAAAGTTTTCCATTTCTGTACCAAGTGTCTACTTCTAAGTCTTCTGAAAAAATGTGTATCTTGATATCTTCGGGAAGATGTTTATCCCAAGTTTTAATATTTTCTCGAGATCCTAATTCCCAATATTTTTTATTTAAACTTGTAACAATATTATACTGAGGCATCTTCCATACCAGCCACTCTGAGTTTAACAATGTTTGTAAGTTGCCATTGTTTTTGATCAAGGCCTTTTAAGACTCCTAACCATTTGTTTCTCATAAGTGCAAATTCATTAATTATTTTTTCATAATCAACTACATCTGGTTCGCCGTCAACGTATTTTTCTACGTCTCTGCTTGAAAGTGCTCTCTGATAATTTTCTAAATATTTTTTAAAGTAGGAACTTCTTAAACGCCTTAATTCAATATTCATATAATTTAATATTGCTTCAAGTTCTTGTAATTGATTAAATCTTTGTTCTACAATACCAGGCATATTCGCAGATGCCTTTTCTACATTACCTTTGATACTAACTTCTCGCTTTGCGTCTGCTAGTTCATTTTCGTAATATACTAAAGCATCTGGAATACTACTGATATCTTTTGATATTTTGCTATACCACATTACCATTCTTCATCTTCTGTGTCGTCAAAACCATCTTCATCTAAGTCCAAATAATAACTAATGGCCGCATCTAAATGATCACAACTTCCCATTGAATCTCTAAATATCTCATCACTGACACCCATATCTGCACAAGCATCTACATATTTTTCAGCAACAGTTTCTATTTGCTTTTTATCTATGTATTCTTTAAACAAGTTCCAGATGTCAATTACATGACTTGATTCTGCTTCAATCACTGTTTACTCCTCAACTGTTTCTTCAACAACCTCTGCTGGTTTCTCATCTACCATGTTTGCAAAGTCACTCATAATTATGTTTAACTTTTCGCCTGTCCAGTCTTTTCGATAATCCAAGTGTTCTTTGCCTGCTGAATCAACGTATTTAAGCCTATTGCCTTGTTGAGTAAGTAGTCCTTTTTTCTCAAATAAGTCTACAAGTCCACTATATGGATCCATACCTGTTTCATATGGAATCTTTACTTGTACACTTTCAAACGGTTTAGCATATCTTGTTTTCATAACTTTACAAGCGGCTCTAATACCTCTTACATCAGTTACTTTTTTACCGTCTTCATCTTCTTTGAGTTTTAATTTTTTCATTGCAACTACAATACTACTTGCATAGATAAAACCTTGTCCACCTGATATCTTATCATCTGGATCAAACATATCTTGCGAAGCATACGTATGATTAGTTGCTACAAGTCCTACATTGTGACTACCAAACATATTGACACAGTTTCTTACAAGTGCCGTTAGTGCCTTAGGCTTTCTACCCATATCACCTTTTAAATCACCTTTGCCAAACTGATCAACATCTGTTGGAGTCAATAACATACCAAGTGAATCAATTACAAACAAAACTTTTGGACGTTCTTCTTCAGGCATATCTCTATAATCGCCCATAAACGTCGATACTGTTTTTGCAACATCATCAATCATTGACATATTAAGTTTTAATAATTTTTCTTCTGATGTGTCTACATCTAGTGCATGAAGCCATGTTTCATCAAGTGCGTTCTCACTATCAACAAGTACAACAAATATTCCTTGTTGTTGTGCCGCCTTTACAATGTTACCTGCACAAAAATAAGATTTACCTGAACCAGACTCACCTGCAAATACTGTTACTTTGCCTAGTGGTACTCCTCTGTGGAAGTCACCTGATACAAGATAATTGAGTGCATAGTTACCTGTACTAACCCAATCAGTCGGATCATGAAATCCTGCACTCATACCTGTAATGGATTTTGTTAAGTTTTTACGAAACTTAGAAACGTCAAATGCCTTACTAGCCATAACTTCTCCTTCTTAACAAGTGGGAGTAGATCGAAACCTACTCCCTACAAGTTTATTAGCCTTGTCGTGAACGGATCATTTTTAAAATGTCTTCCGCCTTATTGTTAGTTGTAGATTCTGCAGTTGCAGTCGCTGGTGCTTCTGCTACCTTTTCAACAACTGGCTCTGGAGCCGGCTGTGCTGGAGTTTCTACACTAGCAGTAGTTGTTGGTGTTTCCGCTTTAGGAGTACTTGGTGCTACTGGGTCTCCTGTCTTTGCACTAACACCTGCTGGACGGAAATATTGTCCGAACTTCTCAGTGTCATATGCCTCACCATCAACAGATGCTCTAAACATCTCACCGATTACCTTGACTTCAACTTCACTTGGTTGCTTCGGAAGGAAATCATTTAGATTAAACAAGCCATTCTTGTCAATCGCCGCTTTCTCTTCTTCAGTAATTGGACGTTCACGTCTTGCCCAACTTGAAGTTGAATAATCTGCGTATCCGCCTTTTGAAGTTTTAGTAATTCTAAAGTCTACCCCAGAAGTATAATCTGTTGGTAGTTCTTCCATATCTGGATCCATCAACGCACTTTTAATAAGTTGAAAAATCTGAGGACCAATTATAAAACGTCTAATTGGATTTTCAGGAGTTCCATCTTCCTGTAATGCATTGTCAGTTACAAAGCCTTGGAAGATATAACTTCTTTTCTTCCAATACTTTCTTCCAAGATCCTCTAATGATGGATCTTTAAACCAACCTCTTACTTCTGCAAGAATTGGACAAGACTCGCCATACATTTCCATACATGGTACTTGTACCTGTACAGGCCTGCTGTCTGTCTCACCTTTAATACCTGCGAAAGGGAGTTTGATCATTAATCTTTCTTTCCAAAAGAAAGTGTTATTTGAATCGCCATCTGGCAAGAAACGAACCGTTGAAGATTCACCTTCTTTTAAATTCCAGAATGGGTAGATTGCGTTGTCGGATGGTCCTCTGTTAGAACCTGTTGACCTATTTTCTTGGTCTTTAAGTTTTGCACGAATTTCTGCTAATGTAGCCATAATATTTGCCTCCTATAAATTTTAGCCTTCGCTAGTGCCTAATCATGTAGCACAGTTTTATATACTACACTCTGTTATTTATAAAGTCAATAGTAAATATGCCAAAAACATGGTATATTATTCTTCTACTGGTCCAAAATTAAATGCTATCGTGGTTCGCACGGCATTTTGAGGACTGCCAAGTACACTATGATTGACATATGACGGAAATAAAAGTAAGCAACCTTTACGTGGTGCAAATCCTAGTTCCGTACTATTATACTTTGTTTGTTCTGTTGGATGTACATATTCCATAATTGCATTAGGATTATAAAATACTGTTTGTCCAGCATTACCTGATGCTCTTACCCAATATATTCCGCTTACTCCGTCTGTACCGTGATTGTGTTTTCCATGATGATCACCTTCTTGACTGTAATCTTGAAACCAATATGTAAAATTTTTTTCTACTGCTTTGGTACCTGTTTGTTCCTTAAAAGCATATAAACCTTGCAATATAAAATTATACAATGGTTCAAAATCCTTTTGTAAATCAAACAATTTATCTTTTTCATGAAAGTCGCTATTTTGGTCTTTGTGTCTTGCCAAATTAGCCAGACGAGATACTACTGCTGACTCTACGTTGTCTGCAATATCTTTACCTATGTCTGCTACTAGTACTGGAGTTGGAAATAAATCATTTAATCGCATTACATATATGTTTATTTAAAAACTTATACGCCTGCTAATTTCTTGATTCTCTCCATTTCTTTGTCTTGTCCGCTTACTATTTCTGACATCATTGACGCCGCTGGTTCAATAGCCTTATCACCGTATTTCTTTTCAACTGCCGTTAATACTGCTGTCTCACCTTTTGGAAAACAATTTGTAGTGTAGTCATATAAACTTTTTACAAATTCTTCTAATCCAATTTCTGGCTCTTCGCCTTCAACGTCTTCTTTCTTTTTAGATGCTTGAAATGCCTTGGACATTTTTACATACTCGTCACCTTTTAAATCTCTTGGCGACTTGTTATAGTTAGACTTTAACCATTTTGTGAAATCTGTTTCAGGATCTTTATCACCTTCATCTGATCTTTCGTTTTCCATTTCGTCTGCAATCTTGTTTAACCAAGTTGGTTCTTCTGGTCTTCTGTCTCCGTCTGATACATCAGCATATCCGATTCCGTCTGCTTCTTTTCGTAGCATTGCAATTATTTCCTGTTTGGATTTTCCTGCGTATGCACCTTTTGGATCTTTGATATCACTCATTACTGCATCTTTGAACTCTTCGTAGTCATGTAACTCTCCAAATCTTTCGCTGTCTAAGTCTGCCTGCGTCATTGGATTTTCATTTGCAAGTTCTTCTGCTGTAAAAAAGTCTTCTACATTCAAACCAACTTTTGTAATTGCTTGTTCTAATGTATGTTCTTCACCATCTGATGTTTTAAATTTAGTTCCTGGTTTTGCACCTTTGGCTTTAAGTTCACGTACCTTTTGTGCAAACTCATTACCTTCTGAAGTGTCTTGTTCTTCTTCGTCATGTTTAGGTACAATAGAATTAATTCTATCTGCAAAGTCATCTGCTGGTTCAATTATTGCTTCTTCAACTGAATAACCATCAGCATCAAGAGCCTTGATAACTTCATCTTTAGGACTCATTGTGTGTATTGTAACTCTACCTTGTGCCATTTCGTTTGGTTCACAAGTTGCTTTAATACCTGCTCTGTCAAGTACCATTTCCATTTCTTTACAATCTTTTTCTGTAATGCCTCTGTCCTCATCATAGTCAGCATCAAGATATAAGTCATGTGCAAAAGGTTCATTACCACCTTCATGCCCACTTGCTTCTTTTTCACCGTCTGCTTTTTTAACAAGTTCCATTTGATGTTTTTGTAATTCTTCCATGCTATCAAACTCACCTGTTAGTTCACCATGTTGATAAGATTTAAACTTGCCACCAATTTTACTTGCCGCAAGTCCGTACTTGTTCATTCCCATGCTTGAAACTTCTTCTAAATCTTCTGGACCTAATTCTTTTACTTTGTTTGCTTCGCTTACTAATTTGTAAATGTAAGGGAACACACTTTTTAGATCTTCATTAAATTGTCTGATTGTTAATTCATCAATCCAACTATTTGAAACATCTTCTGGAACTTCTTCATTAACTGTCGGAGCAAAGTTTTTGAATGATTCTTTGTAGTGTGCTTCTTTTTGTAATTTTAAAATTGTTTCTTTTACTGTATCAATTCTTTCATTTACAACGCCCATGTAGTCACGTAGACCCTCTGCCATAACTGCTGAACGATTCATATAAGTTTTAAACTTACGTAAGTTAGAAAGTTCTTCGCTGAGTGAAACGATATACTTTCCAAAGTCGTCATATTGATTTCCGCCTTCAGCAACGTGTCTTGCCATTGCTCTGGCACCATTCAAATGTCTGAACGGATATTTAAATCTTTCACCTTCTCCACTTTCTACATATAAACTGTGGATGTCTCTTGTTCTTGCTCCAGGCTGTTCCTGGTTTACTGGTTTTGAATGTTTGACAAGCACTCTTGCGTTGCCTACATCCTGGATACTATTTCTGCTAGTTCCATACATTGTTGATTCACTCATTACTTGTTCTCCGGGTCTAGTTTTTACTTGATAATCGTAGTCACGTTTATCTAAGTTATTTTTCGTTATATTTCTTGTATCAAATTGCAACATACGTTTTTTAGCAAACTGCCTCATTTCCCTCATGAAGTCGAACCAACCCTTTTTAACCATGTCTGACTCGTTTTGAATCAAATCGTCATTGTACATGACTGTCAAGTTTTTATCATCTAAGGTTACATTTACTTTTGCACCCTCTTTAAAATCAAAATCAAAAAACCTTGCTTGTTTAGGATCGTTGGTAACGGTTCCTTCCGAAGTACCTATAGTTATACTTGGAAAACGTCCTCTAATCTTATTGAATAGATCCTGTGCAATTACATCAAGTTTTATCATACAAATATTTATCTAATATATGCCACTTACGAAGATAGGCATTGGTGGCACTGTTTCTTCGTCTGAAGCGTCTGCTTTAAAGGTTTGATAGATTCTAGGATCCCAATCCTTCATTACGTTCATCATACGTATAGCAAGTAGTGTAGCACTTACAAGATCGTCATTTTCACCTGGTTTAGCCTTGAAGCCAGTACCAGCGGCTACAAATCCTTTTAGTTCTGTAATCAAAGGAGCACTATAAACGTGCATATGATCGTTTTCAATCATACTTTTTAATTTGCTACAAGCAGTTGTTTTGCTTCTATGTGTAGTATTAAATCCTTTCCTAAATTTTCTAATGTGTCCTTTCTTAATAGGCTCACTAACAAACAGTCCTGGTATATTTTCTTCACCCATATCATTTATAACAATTAAACAGGCTTCGCCAATTGTATTATTTTCAACTGTCCAATAAATGTTACTGTTGTTTACTGTCTTTGTTTCTGCTTTTATATAATCACAAATATCTTTTAAAATTCTTATCTGTGCAGGTATAGGAGTAGTATTGTGTCTCCACTCTGCTATTTGTTTATATGTAGGCAGTTCAAATACTTGTATGGCCGCATAATCTCCGCCTGTACCCATTGCTGGATCTAGTGCTACACAATAACTGTAATCACCCGTAGGTTTTCCATACCAACGTGTTTGTCCCATTCTGAGAATTGGCTCTTTGCCTTCAAGTTGTGATAATTTTATAGAACTAATAAGTGTTTCATCAAAGACTAAAAATTCACAACCATATTCACGTCTAAATCTTTCTTCGCCTATACGCCCTAGTTCATTTGATTTCCATTCTTCATCTCTATCAGGGTGTTCGTCCCAACTTGCTGTAAATCCATGAAAGCCGTTTATGCCTATGTCTTGTTCATTACCATGTTCATCAAATTTATTTTGTGAATCTTTCCATATCCTTGCAAACGTATCTTCATCTGAGTTAGGTGTGCTTGTAATAATTGCACGACCACCTGTTGCTAGTGTTGGAGATATCGAAGTCCAAAATTCGTCTGCAATACTTGGATTAACAAATGCAAACTCATCACAGTATAATAAAGATATCGACATACCTCTTCCTGTGTTACCAGTTGTAGTAGCACTTACTATTCTACTACCATTTTCAAATTCCATTGATCCTTTGTTATAATTAACAACACCTGCTCGGATAAAGTCTGGACATAATTCATAACCGTATCTAATACGTTGCATAATTTCTTGAGCACCTGAATATTTGTGTGCGGCAATTAGTATTGTTTGATCAGGATGAAACATTGCATACCATAACAAGTACGCCGCGGCAGTTGTAGTCTTACCACTTTGTCTTGGCAACATATTAACATTAAATCTGTGATTGTGATAACTTTCTAAAAGTCTACTTTGATAGTCAAAAGGATCAAACAACATCTTGCCATCAACAGGATGTTGTATGTTAAAAAAATGTTTACAGAAAAACTTATATCCTTCTTTTGGATCAATACACTTTTGAAGTGTTTCTATTTGATCTTCTGTAAAACTTTCCCTTACGTGTGCTTTTTTGGTTAAAACACCGTCTAAACTTTTATTGCTCATAGTACAAGTATTTAACCAAAAAAATAGGCGCCGTAGCGCCTATTTGAGTTTGTGAAATTGTTATTATTATTTCATGCCGCAACTAGATGCGTATAGTTCTTGCATTTTTTTTGGATCACAGTCTTTGTATTTGTCCATGATCTCTTTTTTGCTCATTCCGTCATCGTGGCATTTCTTAACTTCTTTACCACTTGGCAATGCAACATACTTTGCTTCATTAGTTGATTCTTTATGATCTTCTTTCATTTCTTTGAAACATTGGTCAACCATATCTTTTAGTTTGCCTTGATCACAGTTGGGGTGCATATCACAGATTTCTTTTTTAGTTTTTCCATCTTTACACATTTTCATAATGTGTGCTTTTGATGGCATCTTTCCGTCTTTGCCTTCGTTAACACTGTGTGGTGGGCAATCATCGTCACAATCTTCATGGTCTTCATGAGTGTCACATCCGCAATCTGCTTCTGAAACATCTTTCATTTTTTCTGCCAAAGCCGCTGAAAGTTCTGCACGTAATTCATCTTCAAGTGCCATTGGATTATCTCCGCCTGCAACTTTTGGATAAGATTTTTTAACACCTTGTTCACTACCACCTGATAAAGTTTTATTCATGTAGTTTGTGTCTTTATAATCTTCGTCTGGTGCGTTGTCCCATTCTTCTTCTGGAACTTCTTGATCTACATCGTCACCAACTTTCATTGGAATTTTCATATCCATTGGACCTTGTTCAGGACCTTTTACTAAATCTCTAAGTTTTGCCATATTGTCAACTGGTTCCATTGATGGTGCTTTTTTAATAGCAACTGGCATATCATCGATAGAGTCTGCTTGTTTCTCGCCTTTTAATGCGTTCATCAGTTTGATAACGTCTTCTGCACTATCACCTGACATATTAATTGACGCAGAAGCAGTTTCAGATAATTCTTTTTTTATCTCTTTGTCCCACGCCTCAACTTTTTTATAAATGTCGTCTAGTCTCATAATTAACTCCCTATTGGACTTTTAGTTCCTATTGAGCCGTCTGGTACATTGCTCATTTGTGGCTGGTTGTCTTTTGTTGTACCACCGTCTGACTTAACTTCTCTTTCCGCTCTGTAACTTTCTAATTCTTTTAGTAAGTCCATTGCACGACTTGTACCAACAGTTTCCTGTGCATTAGCCGCCGCTTGTTCCATTTCTGGTGTTTCAAGTTTAGTCTCGTATGGTTTGTTTTCCTGATCTGCTTGGTACTCCTCCTGTGGAGCATTTGCATTTCTAACGATTAAATGTGCCTTATCCACGTTGGCCATTTGAAGTAGGTATTCGTACAATACTGCATCAGTAGTTGGATATGATACTTCTGCTTCAGTGTAATGTACTTCAACGTTTTCTAATTGTGGAAAATCTAAAGGACGTTTTGTAATAGGAGTCTTTTTAAATGGCTCCATATTAATTAATCCAAATTTTTGTAATGCAGACTCAAAGTGTTCTGCTGTATTTTCTGGTAATTCACCTGCAACACCAACCTTAAACTTGTAAGTTTTCTTTGATTCTGCAAGATAAGTTTTAAAGTCTTTCATATCCATTGTCCTTATATTTTTATTTATCCATATTTTTAAGTTTTTCGATCAAACTATTACGGTCTGTAACCACATATCCGTCCCCGGAAATTGTGCTAGATTCAGGCCCTGCGTCTTTATCTTGCTTCTCTTTACGTAATTGTAGTTCTACCATTTTAAGTTTTTTGTCCAATTTAGCAGTTTTGGCATCTAAATTAGTCTTAAGCATTTGCCCTGCAACTTCAAATACCCTACCACTATAACGTGATTCTACATTCATGCCCAAGTCCATTAAGTCCTCATAGGCCTGCATTGCTTTGTCTGAAACTTCATTAAGTTCTTTGTCTGCCATTTCGCCTAAGCCTTTTACTTGTGGTAAAGCGGCACTTATCTTATCTAGTTCAACAATACTACGTCTAGTTTCTTCCTGTTCTGCAATTTCTTTTTTATTAACTTTGTCAGACTGTTCTTGATCTTCTTTGACTATTTCTTGACTGTCTGGTAAGTTCAATAAATCTTCTAATTTTTTAGTCATAATTTGAATCCATTATATGCTACTATTATTTATCTACTTGCGAGTGCCTTGGTGGAAAATGTCTTTCTCAGATATGACTCTAAAATACAATCCTTTTTGTTTACACCAGGCTCTAGCGGCTTCCCATTTAGCCATGTTTTGTATATATTGTGCTTGATTGTGTCTGCTTTTGCCTAAATTTTCTCTTACACTTTGATTCTCAGGTTTGACTTCTATAAGTTCTGCACGTTGTTTGCCTTTCCTATCTGAGTATGCAATAAAAAAATCAGGTACATAAATTGTATGTCTACCAGTCAAAGGATTTTTGTAAGGTATTCTTATACTTTCACTTGCCCACTTTGCCACGTTAGGATTTTCATCACAAAATTTCATAAAAGCAAATTCCCAACTGCTTCTGTATAGTGGAGTTTTTCTACCTACGTATTTGTCTGGATGTTTTAAAGTATATCTACCTTGAGCAAATTTAGCCATGGCCTTACACCATTATGTTTCTTTTTTCACTCCAGGTACCTGTGTCAGGATCGACTTTGAAACCAAGTGTGCTTATTTTTTGTCTATTGTAATTTAGTAATTCTGTAACCACTGAACTTAATTGTAAATCATTTGTACCTTTAAGTGTATCTAAAAGTTGAAATACATTTACGTCATCTAGTTTTGCTTGTTGTAAGATTAAACTACCAACACTAGTTGCACTTATTTTATCAAAGCCTCTTTTTTCAAAGAAGCCTATAACTGCATCTACTTCATTACTTGGATAAGACAGTTGTCCTTGGTAAAAGTTATCAAAAAATTTTCTTACTTTTCTTTGACTATCTGCAGGATTTTCACTTGCGGGTAAATTGCCTGGTTGTATATCTTGATTATTTGTTGTTTGATATTTGTCAGACATTATACTGTGACTCCTGAATTTGTATTTAAGATGTTTGGTAAATCATTTATAGTTTGATCATTAAGTGCATCTTTTTGTGTTTGTGTTAAATTATCATAAGCGGCATTTATATCGTTCATGTTTGCACTTCCACCATTTGCCAAATGTTGTGCCTTGAACGTTGTTGCTTTAGTAACATCATTAAGTGCAGTTTCGTTGTTGTTTAAATATTTTGTTGCGTCACTTACATTAGGAAAGTTTTCCGCTAATTTACTTACTGCCGCAACTGCACCTACACCTATTACTGCTTTTGTCGAAGATGTTAATCCACCATTGCCTCCATTCTTTGGAAACACTGTGTTTGCTACTCCGCTTACATCTATACCTGCTGACTCTCCAATAGCACCTTTAAGGATGCCGAAACCTTCTTGTCTTAAACCTTCTTTACTTAAACTTTTTGTATTACGTACAATATTACCTGCTTTTAAAATTGTTCCTAATCCTACATTACCACTTGTAATATCACCAAACACATCTCTTGCTCCTGCGGCAATACCGCCTTGTCCGAATAAACGTGTTGCACCTCCACCTGCTAATGAAAGTGGACTTGGTGTTAAGTCATAATGTTCAGTTGCAAATCCTTTAGGCGCAACGCCTTCAACCACTTGTCCTCTTGAATACCAAACAGTTTCATATTGTAATTGCATTTGTGATTGTACAACTTCACTTACTGCTTGATCCATTGTATCATGAGACCAACTACTAATCATTGGATTTACTAAAGTAAAACTAGTGTATTCTTGTCTAGCCATTTGATATATTACTATGCTATCGAAGAATGATTTTGAACTGTCATTATCAAAACCGTATCTGTCTTTGAAATTCTTTTTGAAAACATTAAATTTATTGTATGGTCCTTTTGCACTTGTATCAGGTGAACCTGCGGCATCTGTTGTTCCATAGTTTCCATCTCTATAATAGTATCTATAATATGCTTCCCACATAGCAGTTGTTACACCATAATTGTCATCATGAAATGTTATGTTAATTGGAGCATAGTCTAATCTTTTTTGTACTACACGTTTTCTATTGTATTGATGTTTTACTTCAGTTGATATATCATACTTAGGTAAGTCAACTGACTTCACTAACATATTAATTTCGTTTGTATGCCTTTGTCTTAATTGAGGAATAACTGCACTTGCGTCTGCATTTATATTAAATGTTACGTGATAAAGAAATTTAACTTTAGGTGCAAGTCTAAAGGCATCATCAACATACAATCTAGCACCATGTTGATAATCGCCAAGGTTACCTTTAGGATTTAATGCTCCTTGAACTAGATTATTTAGAAATGGTGTTATCTTATTTGCCATACTAATATTTATCCAATTAAAAAAGTGGTGTATTTAAGAAGAAAAAAGGCGCCTTAGCGCCTTTAATCTCTAATATTTTAATTATTATTATGTACCTGAACTTACACCAGTTGCCGCAGAACTGTTAACTGCTCTACCTACTGCTGTTCCTAATCCTGTTCCTTGTGGAGTTTGGATTGCATTATCATATCTGATTGTAAGTGCTACTGTAACTGCATCTGAAGTTGCATAAGCCAACTGATTGTAGTTTGCACTCTCAAGATAACAACCGTACAATTCAAAAGTCTCAAGTACATCAACTTGCTGTTCACCATTACCACCATCTAGTATTTCAATTCTTGTAACGAATTTGTAATCCGCTCCTGATCTTGCACTAGACTGTTCAAAGAAATCAAATTGTTTCTGTAATTGTTCACCAACTGATTTTTGAACATTGTTTGATGCGTCTTCACGTAAGTTAAGTGTGATTGGTTCCCAAGTATGTTTACCAGCCAAATATACTTTTGAGTTATATACATCTAGTGTAATTTGCTCAAAGGATACGTTTGGTCTTGTAACATCTACTACTTGTTTTGTAAGTTCCGTTGTTGGGGCACTTACACCAAAATTTTCTAGCGATACCCTAAAGCGGTATTGCAGTTTAGGCATTAACAAGCCTTGCGTAGATGAACTTGCGTTACTATCTAAAGGCACTGTTAATCTTGAGAGTGTTGAAATTGCCATTATTTGCTCCTATTACTTTTATTTATCATATTATAGGCCCGCTATTTCTCCAGTGTTTTTAAGTCTCAATGGAATGTAAATAAATTCTATTGCTTTCACTGGCTCAATTGCTATGTCTACATATAGTTCGTTTCTGTCTATTCTTGATGGTGTGTTATTACTTTCGTCACACACTACTAAGAAATCAAACAGTGCTCTTTGACCCACTAACTCTAGCATCAATGAATCTACCTGTGCTTTGATCTCATCACGTGTTATTTTGTCGTTTGGTTCAAAGATATAAGGTTTCGCCAACTTGTTAAGTTGTCCTCTTAAGTAAATTACAAGTCTTGCTACATTTATTCTATCTAATGCACTAGCATTTGCGGCTCTAGTCTTTTGACCAAAGTTTACAAGTCCAGCACCTGTTAAGAATGTTATTGGGTTTACATTGTTACTGTAAAGTGTGTCTCTTTGTCCTTCGTTAAGTGCGATTGACTTAAATTCACCTTCACTGTCAATGAAACCTGTAGCACTTGCATTTGTTATTCCTCCACGTCTTGTTCCTGCTGGAGCAAACCATGGAAATGATACTTGATCGCTGAGTGCAATGGTTCTTAAGATACCATGTGATGCTGGAACTGTTACATTATTACCTGCGTTATCGCTTGTGAATAAACTTGGATAAAACACACCTAAGTATTCATCACTTGTAACAAGTCCTTTATCATTATCTTCTGTTGCCAGATTAACATTTTTACCCCAATTATTTAAAGTTGTTGCATCTGATGATAATCTGAATGGAGAGTCACCTACGATAAATGCTGTTAAGCCTCTATCACTGTTTAATGATTTCATCTCACCAATTAGTTCTGGATAACCTGGACAAGCAAGTAAGTTAAAGATTCTTGATTCATCATCTCTAATCTCTTGGTTACTGTTTACCATTGATTGTAATTGTTGTACAATTACTTTTCTTTGTGCTTTTCTACCAAATGAACCTGCGCCATCTGATTGATTTGCACTTTCAGTTACCCATCTGTGTTCGTAGTATGATGCCATACTGTTACCTGCATCACTACCACGTAAGTTGTTTGCAGTAGTATCAACGTAGTTTCTTCTAAATTTCTTAACGTTGAATCCACTTCTTCTTGTGTTCCATAATAACATACCTTTTGGATATAATGCTGGATCTGGAGCATCAGTGTCCATGTAGTTGCTAGTTAGTAATGAAACAATAGTTCCTGGTGTACCACTTGTAGCACCGCTTGTATTGTATCTAACATCTGCAAATAAAACACCGTTCTCAGTTGTTTGATCTGTATTATCTTTTAATATCCATTTTAAAGTAGTTGCATTCCACACATAAATCTTAGGATAGTTTTCTAAGTCAGCAGTTGAAATCCAAAGATCTCCTTCTGCTAAAGCACTACCATCTGATTGTGTAGTTGGTGCAGTTGCACTAACCTGTGGACCTGCTGGATCAGTTGTATTGTAATTAATACTTCCTGATTGATAATTTTGATATCCAACAAAGTCTGTTCCGTTGTGTACCATAATGTCAACTTCATCAATTACAGAACTGTACCATAAAGTATTGTCTGTTGTTAAGGCAGTTGGAGCATTTGCACTTGCAGTGTAAGTTAATACCTGCCAGTTACTTGCTAAGAACTGCT